GGTCCCACAAATACAAATTAGCGATACCAAAAAAACAAGAAAAAACAGAATTTGTGGGTGGGTTATCAAGACTACTTAAAGTCGGATACTCAAGAAACGTATTAAAACTTGACTATTCTTCTCTATACCCATCAATTCAGTTAGTACATGACGTATTCCCTGAGTGTGATGTTAAAGGGGCTATGAAAGGAATGTTATCTTATTTCCGTAATGCCCGTATAATGTATAAAAACTTGGCCTCCGAGTTCTATGATGTGGACAAGAAAAAATCATTATCTTATGACCGTAAACAATTACCAATTAAGATTTTCATTAACTCAATGTTTGGTGCGTTATCCGCACCTCAGGTGTTTGCGTGGGGAGATATGTACATGGGAGAACAAATTACTTGTACAGGTAGACAATACCTTCGTCAGATGATTAAGTTTTTTATGAAGAAAGGTTACACACCACTTGTAATGGACACGGATGGTGTCAACTTTTCTAAACCTGAAGGGTGGGAGAATAGACGTTACATCGGTAAAGGACTTAATTGGAAAGTTAAAGAGGGTAAAGAATATGAGGGGGATGACGCCGACGTTGCGGAATTTAATGACTTATTCATGAGGGGTGAGATGGCGTTAGACACTGACGGTACTTGGCCATCTTGTATTAACTTAGCCCGTAAAAACTATGCAGTTATGGAGTCAAGTGGTAAAGTTAAATTAACGGGTAACACAATTAAATCTAAAAAATTACCACTGTATATTGAGGATTTCTTAGATAAAGGTGTTAAACAATTACTCGAGGGTAAAGGTCAAGAATTTGTTGAGTGGTACTACGAGTATGTACAGAAAATATTTAATTTAGAAATTCCTTTAATGAAAATTGCTCAAAGAGCTAAAGTTAAATTATCGTTAGATGATTATAAAAAACGTTGTACTCAAAAAACTAAAGCGGGGTCACTAATGAGTAGAATGGCTCATATGGAATTAGCAATCAAACATAATCTAAATGTTCAGTTAGGGGATGTAATCTATTATGTTAATAACGGATTGAGAGCGTCTCATGGAGATGTTCAAAAAATTACTAAGACTAACTATACCAAAAAGGAGTTAGATTTATTTACCCAAGAAAATGGTAAAGAACCTGAAGACAAAAGTACCTCAACAATACAACTTAATTGTTATATGTTAGAACCAAATGAGATTGAAAATAACCCAAACCTGAAAGGTGAATATAACATACAAAGAGCAATTACCACTTTTAATAAAAGAATCGCACCACTATTAGTCGTGTTTAAAGAAGAAGTTAGAGATGGATTAATTGTTAATAACCCTGAAGAACGTGGATTCTTTACTAAGGACCAATGTGAATTAATTAATGGGGTACCATTTAAAGAGGGTGACCAAGATACTTTAGAGGAAGTATTAACTTTGTCTGATGGTGAAGTTAAATACTGGGATAAAAGAGGAATGAGTCCTGAGTATATCTATGAACTAGCGTCCGAAGGGTGGGAAGAGTTTATTAATTAACCCAACTTCAACCCATCAGATGAAATGATATACCATACATCATCCATCATAAGAAATTCAACACAAGCCCCTTTATCGATTAAAATTTCATCATAGTACTCATCAATCTTATTTTTAATAGGAACGATGAGTACTTTTGTTAATGCTTTAATAACAATATATTCTGTTGTATCTGAGTTTAAAGTTATTTTTGATTGCTCAACATCTTTAACTAATATAAACTCTTCTCCATTAGTAATGTAGTTAGGTTCTTTAACGACTAATCTAAGGTCGGGTTTTTGAGACAATTTAACTGCTTGGAGGGTTTGGGCGTCCTTATCCCCAATAAATATTTTGTCACCAATTTGTTTTCTACCAAAGTTTTTTCTCATTGTCATATTATATTACGTAGATTTGTCTTGGCATCGCTCTAAACTTAAGTGATTTATTTAGATTCTCGGCCAACAGAGCTTCACGCTCCATTACTTTATCAGGTTTTAATCTTGCTAAAGTACCTTCAGTACCAACTAATTCCTCAACTAATTTAAGTTTTTCATCTTTACCTTCAGTCAATAAACTAGTGTAATCCATAGTTAACTCACTATCAGGGGTCTTAATGTTACCACTAAATTTACCTCTAACTCTACCTAAAGTTTCTTTACATGTTGCAATAAAATATCTTCTAACCCATTGTTGTGCGGGATTATTTAGGTCAGTCCATGAAAATTTATCTAATGGAACATCTGAAGGCATCTTAATAATGTCGGGATTATTTTTTAAACATTTGTCTCTATCTTCAGGACCAACATCATAGTACCAATACCAAACTTTACCTCTATTCATACTCTGATTACCAAAGTCAAATTTACCGCCAGGTGTGTTCATTAAGTGAAGAGCCTTTTTACCGTCAGGTAATGCCGTAATTGTGTAAGTTAAATCTCCTGCAATAATTCTTCTTTGGATATTAATCTCTTGCATTCTTAATAACATGTCAAATGCTGGCATCATAAAATATGACCCCGACGCACCCATTTGAGCAAAACCACCAGGTCCCCCCATTCCCCCGCCACCTAAACCACCAAAGGTCCAAGGGTCGAATAACAATCCATTTAATTCTGAGGGGGTAAACCACAACACTTCGTTAATCTCTCGATTTGCGGGGATTTCATAAATCTGTTGGTTAGGCACTAATTGTACATAATCTTTTTTAAGAACCCAATCACCACCAGCCTGCAGACCAACAATTTTAGAATACGCATATGTATACCTCGTTTCAAAGTCTAATGTCTTTGTAATGAAGGCTCTTGATAAAGATTGTGTATCTAAGTTTAATCCCCATAGATTTGACCACTGAGATTCGATTAACCAATTTTGTACGTATTGAGAGTAGTCATCAATAGCAAACTCTAATAACGTATCCATTTGTTCATCCACTAATTCGACAGAACGTAGAGGCGCCCCAAGTAAATGTCTTACTTTATTAAATAATGGGGTTCTTTCATTTTCAGGTATTATTGCCATGTGTTTCGTTTATATATAAATATCAATTTAGGTCGTAAATTAAATCGGATTCGGGGAAAACATATTGACCTCCGATTATCTTAGTATTTTTATTACTAAAAACTAATACATCTTTATTATTTTTTGTGAAAATTAACCAATCGGTTGAATATTTTTTAACGTTAGCGGAACCTGACACATGAATTTCCCCGTCAATATTTTTAATATAGGTGAATGGTTTAACTTGACTAGTTAACTTAACACCGTCAACAATAATTTCACAGTCAATACCCCCAATCATATCTTCCTTACTCCCTAATTTACCAACAGGAATTACATTTTCATCACCAAATTTTTTCTTAAGGATTCTAACGGTCTCATCTTCTCTTTTTTGACCCCACGTATTTGTTTGTGTCAAAATTTTCATTAAGTTTTGAAATGTTGCCGACTCTTGATTGAATACTCTAAATTTATATTCGTCTAATATTTTAACAAATTTTTTAACCTCACTGATTTGTTCGAAAGGTTTTAATCCAATCATTTTAATCTCAGGTTTTCCTTGAGATTTAAGTACTCGATTAATATCATTTAATAGAACACAAAAACAACTATAATTAGTGTTTAATTTATTAATTACAGAACGACCTTCACCTTCTAAATTATAAACCCCTGACATTTCACCATCAGCAAATTGATTGTTTTCGTAAAAATTTTCAGGAAAAACTTCCCTCATAATTTTATTAATACTCATTTTAAAGATTTCTTTAACCCTTGGGTTAATATTGAACACAAATCTAATCGCCTCATTTACATCTCGACTACATCTCTCGGATTTACCTTCAGAAATTATGGTTCGTAATGTGGCACTTTCATTTATTTTAGATTCAATCTTTAAATTATACAGTTTATTTACAAAATCCCAATTAACACACTTCCAAAAGTTTTTAATATAGTCATCTTTTTTATTTCGGTATTTCAAATAGTATGCGTGTTCCCACAAGTCTAACCCAAGTATGGGGTAACCACCATCTTCAATAGTGTTCATTAAAGGATTGTCTTGGTTCTCGGTTGAAACAATTTTTAATTTATTAGATTTTGTTAAAACTAACCAAACCCATCCAGACCCAAATCGTTCTTTCGCAACCTCTTCAAATTTAATCTTAAAAGTGTTGTAACTTTTGAAATCTTTATTAATTTGAGTTAACACATCCCCGTTAGGTTTTTGTGTTTTTGGTGTTAACATTTTCCAAAATAATGCGTGGTTAAATGCTCCACCAGCATTATTTCTAATATTTTTATCAAATCTACTAATTGATTTTATGATTTCTTCTAACTCTAAATCCCCATATTTCTTTTTACTTAGTGCGGAATTTAACTTATCAACATAACCTTTATAATGTTTATTATAATGGTAGTCCATTGTTTCGGCGTCAATAAATTGTTTTAGGGATGAGTAGGCATATGGTAATCGTTCGATACCAATTCTTTTCATTTCGTTTAAGAAAAGTTTTTGATTCTCATTTTTTTCAACCGTTTTAATTTTTTCGGTTATGAGGTCAATTTTTTTTTCAATGTTTTTCATAAGGCTTATTTTATTATTATAAATAAGCGGAAGTTTCAAATTATCTGCGATTGTTTATTCTATTCATCACTTCTTCAATAAAGTCGGCCTTATCTAAATTGTCCCCCATAACGGTTTCAAATATATTTTTCTTCTTTATTAAGATGTCATAAATTGCCCCCTCAATAGTGTTTTCAAATATTGGGTAATAAACCGACACATTAGATTTTTGACCGTATCTGTATGCTCTATCTTCCGCTTGTGAGTGGTCTGAGGGAACAAAAGATAAATCATTCATAATTACGGCCTCAGCGGCGGTTAGGGTTAACCCAACGCCTGCGGCTTTTAAGTTACCAACAAAAACCGTAATCTTTTCATTATCCTGAAATTGGTCAACGGCGTGTTGTCTCATAGGTTTAGAGGTTGACCCATCTAATCTAACCGATTGTTTACCAAAATGGTCAGCAATTTTATTTAATGTATTTGTGAAATTAGTGAAGATAATAACCTTTTTTCCTTGGTCAATTATATTCTGTACTAATTCAATCGTATCGTTAATTTTTTCTTCTGCAATGACTTGTCTAACTTTCATTAACTTGCTAAATTGTACCGTTAAAGATGAAGATTCGTCTGTTTTATTTTCATACCAATCATAGTACTCCCCCATTAAACCTTCATATAATTTA